AATCCTCTTGCCGCACCTTTCAACAATCCACCACCACTACCTTGGGCAAATCCTTGGGCTGCTGGACCTGCTCCTCTAAGAGCAGAGCCTGCTTTGCTAAACATTCTGGACATTCTTCCAGGAGGTTTTGCGACCCTAGTACCTGGTGGTGCGCCTCGAGGGGTTCCGCCTCTGCCGAACATCCTTCCAAAGAATCCTGGACCACTACTGTTCCTGTCCATTCCTAGGGCTGCACCGGCTGTAGCTTCTTCTAACAAATCTCTCATGTCAATAAGAGTTTCTAATTGTCTTTCAGGTATTGACTCTGTGTCTTGTCCTGTTCTTCCGTCCTTTTTCTCTTTTTCTTTTAATAATTCGTCTAGTTTGGCTTCAACATGGACATCATGAACCATTAATGATCCTTCATCTTTGGCCATGTCTCTAAGTTCTTCAGTAGCTACTGCAGTTCTTTCTGTTGCCTTTTCAATACCTTCTGTTTTTGCTGCTGTTGTTTCTACTGTTACTGCTGTGGCTTCTACCGCATCTTTTGTGTCTTCTGCTTTCTCTTCTTTCTTATCTTTTGTGGCTATATCTAAACCTTCTTCTCCTATTAAGGTTCCTAGACCTTTAGCCTGATCTCTAGCTGCTACTGTTTGTGTTGCTTTCTCTTCTGCAACTCTATCTTCTATCGAACGAGCCCCAAATAGACGTCCTGGTGCATTCATTACCTTACCAAGAAAGCTTGGTCCAGTCTTTTTGTCAACACCAAACAACCTTTCAGGTGAAAATGCTTGTTTTAATCCTTTGCCAAAGCCTGCATCTGAATCAACGCCGGCAAAGTCTTTTAATCCTGTTTTATTAAGTGGAATAAATCCCCTCAAAGCACTAAAACCTCTTTCACTACTAAGGTCTTTTGATACTTGATCAAGGCCTAAATCCTCAGTAAGTTTTTCTCCGGTATCACCAAAGCTGTCCCGACGCATTAAAAGTTTGGTTTCCCATGCTTGTTGTCTAACATCATCTGCTGATACTCTTTTACCTTTCGCATCTTTTTCACCAGATGCCGCTTGCGCCATCATTTTAGTAAGTTTTTCTAAAGCCTGTTTAGCCTCTAAACCTTCTTTGGCATTTATCTTTTCAAGCTCGTCTAAACCTCTTTGTATGTTTGGAGCATTGTCACCAATATTTTTACTTAACGTTGCTGCGCCTTTAGAGGCCATGGATGCCCCTCGGTCTGTAGTACCGCCTGCATATCCTGATCCGCCTCTAATAGCATCTGCGAGTTCAGCTGTCTTCCAGTTAGCCTCATCAGATGTTGTATATTGTCCTGTTTCTATGTCTCGATATTGTTGAGCGCCTGTTAAAGGATTAGTACCTGCCTCTTTAACTTTCTCATCATATAATTTTTTTCTAGTTTTTTGTAAATTTGTTTCGTCTTTAATTGCGTCATCAACACCATCTCCCTTGAGCTTGTAGAATTTTAGTTCTTTCTTCTTTACTTCTTCAGCTGCCTTCTCTTTCTCTGCTGCATCCTTTCTTTTGTGAGCTTCAAGGTCAATAAACTCTTCACTTTCAGACTCGCGCTTACTATAACCTGCATCCCGCATTTCGCTAGGGCTCAGCCTAAACTGTTTAGCCTCTATTCTGTCTACGGTTTCATTAATTCTTTGTTGATCAGGATCTGATGCTGAAGGATCTGGCTGGCCACCGCCTCCGGTTCCAACTGCCAGTAAAGGCCCACTCTTACGTTCTTTTAAGAGTTCAATAATTTTTTTGTTGTCTTGAATGATTAGATCATTCTGGTTTTCCATTTTCTGTCGAGAATTACGAGCGCCTCGATTATGTTTCCTTTGTTCTTTATAAAATGTGCTCGCTGTATGTTCTCTAAATGAATCATAAATTTCTTTAGCAATTTGTACTTTGTTAGCTAGTTTGTTTGTTGCGGCATCGCCTTTTAGAATTTCGGTATCTTCAGTTAAACGCTCATGGTTTTCATCAACTATTTTTTGGAGGGTTTTAAAATCTTTAGATGTAGATAATTCTTTGACAGACTTGCCAAACATGCCTGATGGATCAGTGGGATCGGACTTTTCAAGACGATCCATTACTCCTTCGAGTTTATCCAAAAGCATTTGATTATCTACTCTTTCGTCTGCCATTTTCTACCAGTTCTCTTTTTCCTGTTGTTGTTTTTTCTTATCCGCCTTTTTCTTCAAATGCCCAATAAGCATTGAAACGTAAACCTCTCTCTCCCACGGCATCATGTTTTCTAGCTCCGTTAAACTATACTGATGTTCTTGCATAAGCAAGAAATTAGTCTTGTAAAAGTTTTCAAGACTCTCCTGAGAAAGAGTTAACCGAAAAAATGTTCGTATCCATTAATACTAATAGCATTATCGGTCTCACAATGTGGACATTTATATTCCACCGTGTGTTCTATACGAGGCATTTGTTGAAAAAAGTCTCTCATTTTCTCCATAACTTCTATTGGAAGATCGTCTATAAAAGAAGCAACCTCTTCTAAAGGCTCTTCCTCAATACTAAATGTCTCTTCCCCATCAACAACATAATCAATACATTTAGCAATTATTTCTTCATCTTCTAATTCCTCTATCTGCGATGTAACCATAGCCGTAGGCCACTTTAATTGTACGCCTATTTCTTCGTTAATCTTGATAAAGTTATCGGGTGGATTGTCTAAACCCTTGACTTTCATCTCATCAAGTCTTAGTTCATAAGGTGTAGTTTTACTACAGCTTCCACATGAAAGAGTAAAGTCTGCTACTTCACCTACAGATTTAGATCTTATTTTTATAAAAAGATCTTGTAGGTCAAACATTGTAAGGTCGTGTCCATTAATTCCAGAACAGTTTGTTACAATTTGAGCACATGCGTTTACCATGTCCTTAAAGTCTTCAGCTTCGTTTGCTAACATAAGAATTTTTTCTTCTTTAACTAAGAAAGGCCTGAATCTAATCGGCTCTCCCGTTGAAGCTAAGTTTCCTTCAAATGTTGGTGTTTCTACTCTAGGTAGTGTCATAATTTTTCTCCATTATTTATCATTAATCCCCTTTATATTTTTTCCACCGGCTGTAAGTGTCGGCGTCAATCTGGTTTGTGTAAGCAGCATATCCAAGTAAACGAGGATCTAGTTCTGCTTTTTGCTTTTCAGCAATATCTTTATTTAAATCTATATCAATGGTTCTAGACCTCCAGTATGCCGAGGATATAATTAAAGTGGTTCTTGCAACACTAACACCACCCATTGCCAATGGTATTAAGTTTAATACCTTGGGGGTAACTTCCATTAGCTCCCATGATGCTGTTACATTGTTTTGTAAATCCAAAGAATTAATCCAGACTATACCATGAGTGTCATCTGGATATGCAACTTGTTTTGATGTGGTATCCACACAAAGGTCAATCCAAGCTTCAAATAAATGTCTTAATTGCCAATGTCTATCTGTTAAGAATGTAATATTAATTTCGTTTCCTAAAAAGTTGACATTATTGTTTCTCATAAAATTCCAATTACCAAGTGGAACCTCTTTATTTGTTAATACCATACCAGGTATTTGAACTTCTTCACATAGTAAAGCAGCCTCCATTGGAGCCGACGCACTATTAGTCCCTCCGGTGTTTATGGTGCCTCCAGAGACGATTTGTGGCATGCTCTTGGTTGTCATTGGGTCTGATTTAATTTTATTCCATTCGCCTTCTAAAGCATTAGGAAATTGAAATTGACATTCAAACCTTTCAGTCCTTGCAAAGGACATTCCTCTAAATTTCGCTATGAAATTCTCAAACTTATTTAGGACTTTTTGGTCTTTTACTCTACTATCTGACATTATACTTGTGCCCTCTTACGTTCAGGTCGTTTAGCAGTCTCTCTCCATATGTGACTGGTTTGTGCACCAACAAAATCATGTGTATCTAAAAATATTGCTGACTTCCAATGTACTGGATTTACTTTATACATTCTACTTTGAACCTGACTTGTTAAATATTTCTTAACAGAACCCCTACATTCAGGGAACCTACTAAAATTTCTTATAAAACTCCATTGTGCATTTAATTTACTTCTTACATCTATCTCTAAATCTGAAGCATCCATAAGTTTGCCTAACAATCTAGCCCTTACTAATGGTGGAAGATAATGTAAATTAATACCACTGAATCCTGTTGGCAACGGTTCTGCTATTATAACTAAAGGAAACTTATCATAATATGGTAATGTTTCTTTGTGAAAAGGATCATATCTAAAAGCATACATTTGACCTACGTCTAATTGTGATACATATTCTCCCAAGTCTGAACCAAATACTTCATTAGGAGCATTAACTCCGCTTGCTACATTACGAACAGTCTTTTGATACCAAGCAGCAGAACGTTCTCTGTCTCCTGCCTCTAGTCTAATATCTGTGAATGGTGTTGCCATAATAGTATTTATATTAGATACCCAATTCTTTTTCAGTTATAATCATAAATTCCATATTTTGTTTTTTACAAAAATCTTTAGCACTTTTCCATTTGGCCTCGTTTACTCCGTATTGGGCAACTTCTTGTATGTATCTTTTGGTTTTTCTTTTCTGTGTGTCTGGAGGTTTTGTGAATCTTTCGGGTTTTACTTCTACAAGATATTTTTTCTTGTCTACTTCTATATAAAAATCAACCATATATTTGTGAACTTTATTGTCTAATGGGTTACGATATGGAATTGCTACCTCTTCTGATACCCAACCTTTAACTGATTCGTTAAGATCACACCAGTTCATAAATTTTAATTCATAACTAGATCTATAGACAATAGAGTTTAAGTCCCCGAGATACTTTATTGGATTTCGTGGAATAAATCGGCCTTTATATATTTCTTTGGCATAAACCATATAAATAAGTGTGTAACATTAATATAACATAGGTATTTATATGGCCATAGGGGATAGAATAAGAGCAAGAAGAGAGCGGAAGAAGTCTGAGAAGCAACTGATGCAGACTCAAGAGTCAATCCTAGATGAAGGAAGTCATAAAGACCAGATAGACGCCCAGCAAGAAGCTAAAACAAGTTATGGATTAGGAGGTAAAGGCCATGATAACGGCGAAACCTTAACTTATCCTCAAGAACTCTTTAGCGCAAGTCAACCCCACGCGGTTCACTTTTATATAAATGCTAGACAGACTTCTGTTGCAGCAACAGACGCCGTTACAGCTGCTAACACTGACGAGGCAATGAGACAAAGGCTCATAGAAGCAAACCAAGATTATAATGAAGAATATACAAAAGAAAATAGAGCCAAAGCAGAGGAATATGAAACAGTAGCAACTGGAGCGGGAGCACTAGCAGCATCAATAGGCACCATGGCAGGTATCAGTTCTGGACACATATTAAAAGATGGAGCTACCAAACTCGGCAAGGTACTAACAACAGCAGCTGGAGGAATTGTTGGTGCGTTTCTTGGAAATGCAATGGGTAGAATGAACCAAACTTCTACTATTAGATTACTAAAAACCATTCAGTTATATGTACCACAATCAATAGTATCAGCATACGCAGCTAATTGGGATGAAACTAATTTAGGAGTAGCAGGTTTGTTGGGTTCAGGTAGAATGGACTTTAAAGACCTAGCAGAAGCTCCAGAATTTATAGGTCGAGGTCTGATATCAGCAGCGGCTAACATGCCTAAAGCAGTAGGAGCCGACGCAGATTTTGGAGCTGCAATAGAGGCAACATCTAAAAAGGTTAGTAATCCATACAAAGAACAATTATTTAAGAGTATGGGGTTCAGAAGATTTTCTTTTAATTACACGTTTGTACCTAGAAATCCAAACGAGGCAGATATGGTAATGGAAATAGTTGATACATTTAAATATCATATGCATCCAGAGGCCTCAGAGGGAGATTTGTTTTTAGTTTATCCCGCAGAGTTTTCAATACAATTTGAGTATCTAGACAAGAATGGTAATGTAGATCTTAATCCACATTTGCCTAAAATATCATCTTGTGCATTAACAGGATGTAAAGTAACCTATGGCCCAGATGGTGCGTTTAATACTTTCAAAAACTCCGGCGGAATGCCAACAGAGATTAATATGGAACTAGCATTTACAGAACTAGAAACATTAACAGCGGTAAGGATAGCACAAGGGTTCTAATATGTATTTTAAGGCACTACCAAAAATGTATTATCCTTATAGTGGTAAACAGACAATCGTTCCTGATATATTTAGAAGGGTTCATTTAGATAAGTTTTTCCAGAATAGACTTCATTTAATAGAGTATTATGTTGGCGAAGGTGAAACCCCTGAAATAGTAGCGGACAAAATTTATGGATCAAGTAAATACCACTGGTTGGTTTTACTTGCTAACAATATAACAGATGTACAGCGAGAGTGGCCTTTAAGTCAAAACTCTTTGACAGCTTATATAAAAGATAAATATGGTTCGGAAAACAGCTCAGATGTCCATCATTATGTTATGAAGGCAGATAAGAGCGTTATAGTTGATTGGGACTCGGTCAAAGTGGCATCAGGAGATTATCTAGCAGTAACTAATTTAGAGTATGAAACTGATCTAAATAATATAAAAAGCCAAATATTTCTTTTAAATAAAATGTTTTTAAGAGATATAACGCAACAATACAAGAGATTAGTTAAGAAGTGATGAAATGGGCGACGAAACAACAGTAGAAAATATTCTCAAAGCAGGAGACGTTTCTTGTGATGAACTCTTTTTGACTACACAAGACAATACTCAATGGGACTTTAAGAATTTTATAGTTGAATTTAATTTATATGAAGATGTTTGGTCACCAACATTGACAGGAGAGATATTAGTTACTGATGCTATAAATGCAATAACAAATTGGCCAATCCGTGGCGGTGAATTGATAACGTGCAAATGGAGAACAAAAACATTTGAAGACGTTCCTGAGATGATAATAGAGAAATCATTTCAAATATATGCCATTGAAAAAAGAATGCTTAATAATGATAGAGAGCAATTTTACAAATTAAAGTTCTGCTCTGTAGAAGCAATCAGTGATCAAGCAAGAAGTATTACACAAGCATTTGGTGCAATAGGGCAACCAAGATCTACTGATCAAATAGCAGAACAAATATATTTAGATCATATACAAGAATATAGACGTATTGATTCACAAGGTGGAGTTACACCTCTTGTTATAGGCGACACACCACATACTTCTAAGATACAATACACTTCTAACTTCTGGACACCGTTTCAAAACCTACAATTTATAAGCAGAAGATGTCAAGGCAGTCAATTTGAAGGTTCAGACTATGTGTTTTATGAATCTAATAAAATGTTTTACTTAACATCATTTCAAAATTTAATACAAAAACAATTAGACATGGGATTATGGGAAGAGTTTTTGTATGCTCCGCCTGGTTTAGAGGTCCCACATAGAGGAGGCGGTGAAAACTTTTTAGCAGCAGAACTTCCAATATCTTTTAGTAAAATAGAAGCTATACAAATTCCAAGAACAATTGATATATTAGATGGACAAGACAGTGGTTACTATTCAGCATCCACAAGAGCTTACGATTTATTTACAAAAGAACAGGCTGAAGTTACATTAGATGGAAGAGATCAATTTGGTAATTTCGTTCACACAGATATAGGAATTCCAATACCAGGAGGAATACAACGTAATCCATATTCATTTGTAAATATTAAATATTTAAATCAATTTCAGTCCTCAGGAATGCAAGGAGGATTAGTAGATGGAAAATTTGGAGCTGCAGCTAATCCAGCTGTTTTAGCTAATAATTTATTTAGGCAAGTTTATTTTAGTTCATTTAATGATAACACATTTGAAATAGATTTACCAGGAAGAACAGATATAGAAGTTGGAAAACTTATTAAATTAGCTTATCCTAACGCAGGAGATAAGCCAATGGATGCAACCTATGATGATATAGTTGATCCTTTATTAACAGGACCATATTTAATAACAGCTATTAAGCATAAATTTGATAGTGTAAGGCATACAATGAAAGTAGAGATAGTTAAAAATGGATTAGCAGCATCATTAGGTGAAATAGATGATAAAGTAGTAGGAGAAAATTTAGCATGAGCCAAGGAATGAAAAATTACGGCAAATTAAATATACCAGATTTTATTTGGTGGTTGGGTGTTGTTGAAGATAACAACGATCCAGCCTATGCCGGCAGAGTTAAAGTTAGGATAACAGGATATCATACAGGCAACAAACAAACATTACCTATAAAACATTTACCATATGCTGTTCCAATTAACTCTGTTACAAGTGCAGGCCTTAATGGAGTAATGGAAAATCACTCCTTATTACAGGGCTCAACAGTTATAGGTTTCTTTGCAGACGGCGAAGACGGACAAATTCCTATGATTCTAGGAACTATAGCAGGAAAACCAGCAGAAAAGCCTGAAGTAAATGACATAGATGGTTTTATGGACCCAACAGGAAGATTCCCAAGGTTGCCAGACGAACCTGATCAAGGGTTTGCTGGTATAGGAGAACCTGATGTTTCTAGACTTGCTAGAAATGAAGCAGCAGAAACACATTACTCTTTATTAAATAGAAGAGCAACAAGAGACGAAGGAATAAGAACAGCAAGAGCACCGTCAGTATCAGAAGAAACCGGCGATGCCATATTAGATGATATAACAGGAAAAGATTACGAAGGAAAAACGTGGGATGAACCACACCCAAGAGGGAAATCAAAAGACGAGGCCAATTATTTTGATGCTGCACAAAAGTTAAGAGACGGAGAAAGCCCACAGCCAGGAGACAAAGAATGGACTTCCTTATATCCATTTAACACAGTTAAAGAAACTAGAGCAGGCCATGTATTTGAAATAGACAATACAGAAACAAACAGAAGAATTCATGAGTATCATCCATCAGGAACGAATTATGAAATTCATGATGATGGTACAAAGGTTACAAATATTGTAGGTGATAATTATGAAATTATTGCTAAAGACAATAATGTTCTTATAAGAGGATCATGTAACGTTACAATAGCAGGAGACGCTAAACTATTAGTTCAAGGAGATAAGTACGAAGAAGTAGAGGGAGATTACTTCTTATCAATTTTAGGCTCAAGGGTTACAAAAATAAATGGTAATGATATTAAATCGGTTATATCAGATGTAACACATTCTATTAAAGGAAATAGAACAGCTCGTGTAGCTCAAGATGATACAGAAACAATAGTAGGAAATCAAACAATTAGTGTAGCAAAAAATAGAACAGATTCTGTTGCAGAAACAGTTAATAAAACATATAACAAAGATTTAAAGAGTGTTAAAGAAAATGTAATGGTCTCAGCAGGAGGAACGTATAGAGTATTAGCAGGAGACAATGTTTTCCTTGCGGCAACTGGATTATTAGAAGTAGGTTCAGGTTCTACAATGACAATAAAAACTTTAGCAGATCTAGATATGGATGCAGATGTTTCAATGACTATTGACTCACCCACTATGTCTATAGACGGACCTGCAGGAAACATTACATCTAATAATATAACATTACATACACATACACATAAAGAAGTACCTAGAACTGGCGGATCTAGCTCACCACAACCTAGTACACAAGAAACACAAGCACCAACATCGGGGACATAATAAATGAGTTGCGGACCTAGTAAAAAATTATTGGAACTTGCAGATCAAGTTCAAGCTGCAGAGGATAAGTTTGACTCTATTATTAATGAGTCACCATTAGGAAAGTTAAATGAAATAAAGAACGATGCTTTAGAAGATGTTAATAGTGTAATGGGTAAAATGGAAAATATGATTCCTAGTATTTTAAATAAAGTTTTATCTGATGATGACAAAACATTACATGATGATGTTAAAGATTTTTTAAAGGTTATTATGTTAGGAGCAATAGCATTGCCTGATATAAAATATAAACTTGAATATTTGAAAAATAAATGGGGCAATGTAGACTTAGGAGATATTAAAAACTTTGACGATTTACAAGATTTACTAAGAAACGGGGCAATTGATATAGATATGATTTGTAAAGCAATACCTAATATAGAAAAAGAAGGCGTTCAAGTTACAGTTAAAGCAACACCTACATCATTCCCAGATATAGATCCAGCTTCAATATTAAAAGGAGGATCACTACCTTCAATACAGAAACCAAGCGTATATATTGAGATAGGCGATAGAATTAAGAAACAAGGTGAAGAATTCTTAAATTTAGAGTTACCAGATTTCGATTTTTGATATAAATACTATTATGGCAACACAAAAATTAAAAGTAGCAAGGATATATAAAGACTTTGATATGCTGTTTACGAAAAACGCTCTTTCAGGAGATGTAAATAAAAAGTTAGACGTAAACGCTGTAAAGCAATCAATAAAGACATTGCTTTTATCAAAACCTTATGAGAGACCTTTTCATCCAGAACTAGGATCAAGATTATACGGCATGTTGTTTGAACCCATGCGGCCTGGAATGGAAATGTCTTTGGCAACTGCTATAGAACAGCAAATAACAAATTGGGAACCACGCGTGTCTTTAAATAGTGTTAAAGCTAGAGCTGATTATGAGAACAATGGTTATGATGTAAGTATTAGATTCCATGTTCTAGGAATAAACGAACCACAAGACTTAACGGTAAGTCTTACAAGGCTGAGGTAAACAAATGGCACAATTAAACGTAACAGAATTAGACTTTGACAACATAAAGGCAAACCTTAAGACCTTTTTAAATAGTCAAACAGAATTTTCAGATTATAACTTCGAAGGTTCAGGCCTTGCAGTTCTAATAGACTTATTAGCATATAATACACACTATAATGGCATATTAGCACACATGTTAGCTAATGAAAACTTCATAGATACTGCTATTAAGAGAGAATCTGTAGTATCAATAGCAAAAGCATTAGGTTATACACCCAGATCTACCCGATGTTCTGCTGGAAATATTAATTTAGCAGTAACGGTTCCAGCTAGTTATACGGCAACAACGCTGGCATTGAGTAGAGATGCTTCATTTTCCTCAGCTGTAGACGGAACAACTTATCAATTTTATCCTGCAGGAACAACAACTACTCAAGCGGTAACGGCCGGAGGAGCTGGCCCTTATTGGTTATACGGAACACATGCAACACTAGGTAAAGGATATTACTATCCTATATATTTAACAGAGGCAGCAGCAGAAGCAGCAGATACAGGCGGAACAGGAGCAACAAGTTATACGTTTACAGAATATAGTGGTGTTACTTTTTATTCACCTAATAGCAGTAAAAAAGAAGCACAAACATCGTTAGGCACACAAACATCAACAGGACAAAATACAACAATATCCTCAGGGTTGACTTATGGCATGTACACAGGACAAACAGCTTCCTCAGCAGACCAAAAGCAATTTGTTTTTCCTGGATTAACGATTAAAGAAGGTTTAAGAGTAGCAAATCAATTTGTAGTATCAATAGGCAGTGAAGCAGGCCCTTATGTTTTACCAAATAATAGAGCAGACACATCCACATTAAGAGTTAGAGTTCAAAATTCTTCAACAGATTTAACAACAACGGTTTATAATTTAAATACAACATTTTTAAATGTTAAATCAGATACCAAAGCATATTTTGTAGAAGAAGGAGCTGATGGTTTATTTCAAATAAGATTTGGAGATGATATTATAGGCAAAAAATTATCTAATGGCAACATTGTTATAATTGATTATATAAACACTAACGGAACAAAAGCAAATACAGCTAAAAGTTTTGCAGCAACTGTAACTCTTGCAACATCAGGAGAGTCAGTTTATAATACGACGTACGCAGCAGCTTCTGGAGGCTCTGTACAGGAATCAATAGATGAAATTAGATTTAATGCTCCTCGATTTAATGCAACAAGAAATAGAGCAGTTACCGAACAAGACTATGAAACACTTATATTAGCAAGTAATCCAAATATACAATCGTGTTCTGTTTGGGGTGGAGAGAAAAATGATCCACCTATATATGGTAAAGTGTTTATATCACTTAATCCTGTGTTAGGTTCAGTTATAACAGAATCAGATAAAGATAATATCAAAACAGCGGTTATAGAACCCAAAACTCCGGTATCAATTATTCCTGAGTTTGTAGATCCAGAATACACATACGTTTCTTTAGACGTGGGGGTAACATATGATCCTAAATTAACAACTTTAGCAAAAGGACAAATAGAATCAGGAGTCTTAGGTAATGTAAATTCTTATTTTAATAATAGTTTAAATAAATTAAACAAGAGTTTTTATTATTCAAGATTACACGATACTATTAAATCTTTTTCAGACGCAATAATATCTGTAAACATACAAACCAGATTACAAAAAAGAATCAAACCTGATTTGGCAGTACCAAAAAACTATACAGTCCAATTTAATCAAAAGTTACAACCAAGAGAACTTACAAGCACATATTTTGATTTAACAACAGCAAACGTAACAACAAAGGTTTTATTACAAGACGTTCCAGCAGCCTCAGTGGTTGCCCCAGCGTATAGTGGAACAGGAACGGTAAATGCAGTTACAAATACAGGAACAGTTATAGCAGCTATAGGAACAATAGACTATGATTCAGGAACAGTAAATATTCCATCAACAACAATAAACAAATTATATGGCACAGAAGCAACATTAAGGATACAAGTTACTCCACATGATGCTGTAAAGGATATAACAACACAAGCACTAATTAGAACCTCAGATACTTCTACAGCTGCAGTCGTTGCTAAACCCTCAAGAAATACAGTATTGACACTAGATGATAGTGTTGTGAGCTCAACAATAAATTCAAGAGCAGGTACAGTAATAACAGCAACACCTGAAGTAGAAGAGATCTAATGACTGATTATATCCCATCATTTTATAGATTTGTTTCATCTATAACCCTTTCGGCTGGGGGCACGGGATATTTTAATGTGCCTACAATATCAATTACCGGCGGTGGTGGCACTGGAGCCACAGCAATAGCCACAGTATCTAGTGGCGCAGTTACTACAATAACAGTTACAAACATTGGAACAGGTTATACTTCTGTTCCAACAGTTACTATAACACCACATGCTTCTGACACAACAGCAACAGGAGCAACAGCAGCAGCAGTATTAGATGCTGCACAAGGCGATATAAAAACAGAAACAAGAAATACTTCCTTCTTAATAGAAGATCAATTTCCAGAATATATTAGAGATGAGTATCCAACATTCGTTACTTTCCTTAAAAAGTATTATGAATTTATGGATCAAGATGCTAAGCAAAGTGATGAGATAGTAAATTACAGTAATGATATTGACTATGCACAGGAAGCCTTTTTAGATAAATGGAGAGGTGCTCTTGTAAATGATTTTCCTAAGAGTGTAAAGGTAGACAAACGTTTCTTTTATAAAAGAGCTAAAGACTTTTATGAAGCAAAAGGTAACAAGGAATCAATAGAAACATTTTTTAGGTTATTGTACGGCGAGAATGTTGAAGTACAATATCCTAGTAGATATATTTTAAAACCTTCTGATGCTTATTATAACGTAGAACAAGCTGTTAAATTACAAGAAGCAGAACACGGAGGGACATTAGAACCTTTAACACTACAAGGTAAAAAGATTGATATTAGATATTATCGATCAACAGGTTCTGTTACAGCATTAAACACGCAAAACGCAACGGTAACTAGAGTAGAAAAGAACACATATCAGACAAATGGTTTAACATTACAAAGATTTGACCTTATCCTTAAATTTGATAGTCCAACAACAGTAGTATATGGTCCTGGAGCAGGAGGAGTAGCAACAGCAACAATATCTTCTGGCACCATAGCAAGTATAGCTATTAATGACGCAGGAGCTGATTATCACGCAATACCAGGCATACAAATATATGGAGATGGTTCAGGAGCCACAGCAACAGCAACAATAGCAGACGGAAAACTATCAGCAATTAATGTTACTGCAGCAGGATCAGGATATACTACTGCAGGAATTAATATAATCACAGAAGAAGCCCCTACAGACATACGATCCTATGTCGTAGATGACGGAGCAGGAAACGCAACGACAGATATTTATGGATACTTGGTTAGACAATTAACCTCGGTTACATATAAGTCTTACAGTGGTTCAGCATCAGATGCAGGGTTTAAAGTAGGACAAGTCTACAAAATTAATGAAACGGGAGATGATGGTAAAGGGTATGCATCAGCCGGAGATGGAACAAACGGTTCAGGCGGTGGATATTTTTATGTTCATACAAATGCAACAGATAATTATACTTTTATAGGCGGACAAAACAACGCTTATATAAGAGTTACATCTGTTACAACAGCAGGCCTTCCGTCAACATTCCAAATCATTAACGCAGGATCAGGATTTGTAGCAGACTGTGCAAATGTTGTAATAACATCACCAACGGGTGAAGTGGTTACAATAGAAATTTGTACAGGATACTTATTTGAATATGAAGGTAAGTGGAAAGATGACAGAGGAAAATTATCCGATGTCAACGTATTACAAGACAACAAACGATATCAACCATATGCTTATGTCATTAAGTCAACTGTAGAACAGACGACTTGGGACAGAGCAATAAGAGACACCGTACACCCTGCAGGAATGCAAGTGTTTGGAGATCTTGTTGTAAGAAGTGTGGTTGATTACAATGTTGCATTCTCAGTTTCATCAACTGGATACACGTTCTATAAATTCTTAACAACAGACACAGTAAGCACATCTGAAACAGTCGCTAAATTCTTTGAAATACCAAAGACAGATACAAGTACAGTAACAGAAGCACACGCAATAGCGTTTGCTCCTGGCATGTTTACTTCTACAGCTACAGCTGACGATCAAGATTACGGCGAACCATATGTTGTTTTAGGAGATGGTGGGTCACCGAACTCGGCTTATTGGAATGACTCTAGTGATGGAAACGATGCAGACAATTATAATATTGGGGAACAAAGGTTCAGTTGGTCTATGACTAAACCGCTAGCACATTCGATTACTGTTACAGATTCAGCAGCAGTGGTAGCGGCATTTACTAGAGCGTTCTCAGACTCAGCAACTATTACAGATGATTTAACAATTGGTAGAATTGTTGAGTACGCAGACACAGGAACAGCAACAGATAGCCCAGCAATATTATTCAGTCAAGCATTAACAGAAACACAATCGGTATCAGATAGTGCAGTTTGGACAATTGGATTGAACAAATCTGAAACAACTTCCAATTCTGATAGCGTAAACAGTATAAATACTAACAAAGGAATAACGGAAACACCTTCTGTAACAGAAACAGTCGTTAATGCACTAAGCAAACCAGCAACGGAGAGCTCAAGTGCAGTGGACACAGGAGATGGATTTAACCAAGACTATGTAGATCACCTTTATTTAGGTGAGGATTATGTAGGAGACACTTGGTCGTTTACATAAAATAAACAAAAGATAGATTAGGAGACTAAAATGTTTAAAAAAGATGAGACAAAAGCTACAGGTAAGCTTAAAGTTGAAATCAAAGACAAACAGGGCAATGTCAAAGAAACTAGGGAATTAGAAAACCTGGTTGTTGACACTGGCCTAGCCTTTATAGCATCCCGAATGAAAGATGCTTCAGCAACAGCCATGTCACATATGGCTATTGGTACAGGAACATCAGCAGCAGCTTCAGGCAATACCGCTTTAGGTACAGAAGCAGCTCGTGTTGCACTTACATCTACAACAGTTACAAGTAATGCAGTAGCTTATGTTTGCTCATTTGCAGCAGGCACAGGTACTGGAGCTATTACAGAAGCAGGCATATTAAATGCAGCTTCAGGTGGTACTCTTTTATGCAGGACTGTATTTTCGGTTGTAAATAAAGGCGCGTCTGATTCAATGACAATTACTTGGACAGTAACAATTTCTTAATAGAGAAATAAATGGCACTCGTATTACGCAGACTAGGTAGAGTAGAATTAGCAAGATCTTTTTATAGAGATATAAAAAATAATAATGATTATTTCCACTTTGCTGTAGGCAGGACATTACCCTGGACAGATGATACTGTTCCAGAGAGCCCTGTTGATTCTGATGCTTATGTATCAGAGTTTAGACGTAGTATGATGTTCACGCAAAGGATAGACTCAGCAGATATTTGTATGTTAGCAAATAGAACTGACTGGGTATCCGGCACAGTTTACGACGAATACGATGATACATATTCGTCTAGTAATCAATCAAATTCGGGAGCACAAAGTTTAGCGGAAGCTAATTTCTTTGTTGTTACCGATGAGTTTAAGGTTTATAAATGTATATCTAATAACTTGAATGGTACTTCAACGGTAAAACCAACAAGCACAGGAACATCTGTGTTCGAATTATCAGACAAATACAATTGGAAGTTCATGTTTCAAATATCAGCTTCCGATCAAAATAAATTTTTAGACGCAGATTACATTCCTGTTAGAAAAATAACAGGAAATCCAACACATGATGTCAATGGAGAAGTTGATAGCATTACGATAACAGCGGGAGGATCAGGATATACTTCTGTTCCAACTGCTGCTATTGTTGGTGATGGCACAGGAGCAACAGGCACAGCTACAATATCAGGAGGAGCAGTTACAGGTGTAACGATAACTTCTTCAGGTAGTGGTTATAGTTTTGCCTTTGTTGCGTTTACGGGCGGGGGTGGAGCTAACGCGGCCGGAACTGTAAACTTAGGCGACGCAGATAGTTTACCAGCATTACAAAGTGCTGTAGAAGGTGCAGCAGTAGCAGGAACAGTAGACAGAGTAGTTCTTACAGCAGGCGGACAAGATTATGCAACAGGCGATGTTGTAATATCAATAACAGGTGACGGAACAGGAGCTGAGGCTTCTGCTTATGTTAATGAAACAACAGGAGCATTGACAAGTATTAGAGTTACAAACCCGGGCCAAAACTATTCATACGCAACAATGTCAATAACTAACACAACAGCACCTGGAACGGGTGCTACAGCTAGAGCAATTATATCTCCACAAGGAGGACATGGCTCTAACGCAACTCGAGAATTATTTGCAAATAATCTTGGACTTACAGTATCATTTGCAGATAATACAAATAGGGATTTAATTTTAGGTAATGATTTTAGACAACTTGCCTTAATTAAGAACATTAAAACACCCGGAGCAGTTACTTACACAACAAATACAGGCACAGCTTGTTATATTATTACAGTAGCTAGCTTAGGATCAAATTGGGCTGTAGATGATATAATTAAAACAGATGACGGCGGTGAGTTTACTGTTATACAGATAGACGAAGATAATAAGAAGGTTTATTTAGCAGCATCTATTCCTTTAATTACAAATTCATCAACATTGGAAAATACTACCAAGAGTTTGACAGGTTTGAGTATAAATAGTGTTACAGTACCGGAAGTTGATAATGCAACCGGAGAAATTATTTACTTAGATAACAGGTCTCCTATTACAAGATCGGCAGACCAAGTAGAACAAATAAAAGCATTGATTAGGTTTTAACAAAAATGGCATTAAATTTAAACGCATCACCATATTACGACGATTTTAGCGACTATAAGAACTTTCATAGAGTTCTTTTTAAGCCTGGTGTTGCAGTACAAGCAAGAGAACTTACACAACTACAATCAATTTTACAAGACCAGTTAGACAAAGGTTTTGGATTTATGATTCAAGACGGTGCAGTAGTTGCTGGGTGTGCCGAACAAATACTAGAAAGACATTGGGTTAAAATTAAAGACACAGACGCCTCCTCGGCTGCTGTTGATAATTCTACATTAGCAAACTATGTAGGGGACACACTAACAGGTGGCACTTCTGGTTTAACAGCAGTTATAGCACATACAGAACAAGGAACTGAAAGCGGAGCACCTGTAACAAAACAATTATATTTTAATTATAATACATCATCTACTACTTATGACCATTTTACAACAGGCGAAACTCTAACAGTAACGTCAACAGATTCCTCAAGAAATGGTGATACATTCATTGTTCACACAGGAACAACAACAAACGAACAAGCCAAATACTTTGGTAAAACACATGAAATAATTTTAGAGCCAGGCATTATTTATGCAAGAGGCCATTTTATTAGAACAACAAGAATTCATAACTTAATGGATAGATGGTCTAAGTATAATGAAAAATTAGTTGGTTTCCAATTATATGAAGCAGCCCAGACATCGGCAATAGATACAAGTTTACTAGATCCTGCACAAGGGTCTTATAACTATAACGCTCCTGGAGCAGATAGAATGCTCCTTATGGCTACTTTAAGATCTTTCCATCCAGATATACCTAAACCTGATGATTGGTATTTGTATTTAAGAATTCAAGATGGTGGAATTATTAGAAATAAAGTTAAAGATAATCCACTCTCAGGTGTAGGACAAGTTTTAGCAAACAGAACTTACGACGAATCAGGTAATTATACAGTACATGGAATGACAGTAGATGTTAGAGAACATTTACAAAACGCAGCTAATACCAATGGTGGTGTTTACACAGCAGCTAAAAGCGGAAATAGAGAAGGACTTGTATTAGGAATTGCACCAGGTAAATCTTACGTTGGTGGTTTTAAACGAACATTACAATCAACCAAGCGTCTAGTTATAAGAAAACCTGAAGGTGTAGTAACTAAAGATGGTATGCCAATATCAACTTCTTTTGGTAATTACACAGAAATAAGTCGTGTATCAGGATTTTGGGATATAGATGGTGGCGGAACAATAGATTTATATGACACAGTACAAGACGGAGCAGCATCAGCAGCAGGAACAAAAATAGGAACAGCAAAAGCTAGACATATTGTTTATAAAAGTGGAACAGCAGGAGCAAATGCTGCAGTATATAAATTATATTTGTATGATATCCATTTAGTTAGTGGTGAATTTGGTGACGTCAAAGGCGTAAGATATGAAAACACCGCAGCAGATGGTATAGCTAATACAGTATTAACAAGTTCAAAAGCAACAATTAAAGAAGCATCAGCAAATAAAATGTTGTTTGCCATGCCTTACAATCATATTAAAACATTAAAGGCAGCAGCTGGCGGAACATATGACACCACGTATCAATATACAAAAGAATTTGATGTTACATTAAATGCATCAGGAGCTTATGTAGACCTGACACTAACAGGCGACGAAACTTTCCCTTACGATACATCAAACACAGAATTAACAGACACTATTAAATCAGCCAATATTATAGCAATTGCACAAGATGGTTTTGATTTAACAACAGGAAATAACAGAACAGCAGGACAGTACATTGACCTAACCTCTAGTAACTCTAACGCATCAGTTAAGTGTTCTTCATCTACATCAATGAGGATTGATTTAGGAACAACAGTAACAACAGCAGGCGGACAGAGTGATAAAGTTAGAGTTTATGTGAATGTATTAAAAACAGACACAACACCTGTAGCAAAAGCATTAGTACAAAATGTTTACATTAAAGTAGATACAAACTCAAACGCTAATGGCTCAACAGGAGAAATGAATTTAGGAGTTTCAGATGGTTACAAACTTGAAGGAGTTTGGGCAAGCTCATCTGCTTACTCGGTAGCAGCAGCAGACGAAGTTACAGATCAATTTAGATTTGATAATGGACAAAGAGATAACTATTATGGCCATGCCAAGATATTTAAGAAGTCTACAGCAACAGTAAATCTAGCAACAAACAGATATGTGGTTGTTAAGTTTTCATACTTTACACATACAGTTGCATCTGGTGGCGGAACTTTTATGTGTTTAGATAGTTATCCAGTAGACGATACTACTACACCAGCAGCCAATACAATAAGAACAGAAGAACTACCAATTTACAGATCAAGTGTAATAGGAGATTATGATTTAAGAAATACTATTGACTTCCGTCCAAGGATGACAGACACAGCAACACCTAATGCTACATTAGGATCAGCTCCTATAAATCCAGACGCTTTAGAAGAAATTGATAGACCAGGAAATGGAATTACATTCCCGGTACCAGTTAAAACATTTACAACAGACTTTTCATATTGGCAGGGCAAAAAATTAAGAGTAATATGTGACTTTGATGGTAAAATTAGACAAGTAGAGGGAGCATACGCAGACGATCCTATACTACCGGTAGAGCCTGAGAAATCCATGACCCTGGCCACTATTAACTTACCACCTTATCCTTGTTTAGGAACAACAGCGGCCAAGTTAGTAGGAAGATCAGACTTAGGTGCTACAGTACATCAAGTGGCATACAAACGTTTTACAATGCAAGATATTAGTACGTTAGAAACTCGTATTAAAAACTTAGAGTATTACGCTTCACTAAATTTATTAGAAACATACGCAAAAGACCAAACAATTACAAATGCATCAGGCACAGACAGATTTAAAAATGGCATCTTAGTAGATCCATTTACAGGACATAATGTAGGAGCAGTATTAGATCCGGATTATAAAATATCAATTGATCCGGTTAAGAAACATGCAAGACCGTTTTTCTCAATGGAAAATATATCATTAAGAACATTTACTGATATAGGAGCGGCTAATTCAACGGCTACATTAGCACAAACAGGTAGAACAATTTCACTACCGTATGACATTGTAGAATTTAGATCACAGCAAGAAGCTTCACAAATAGAGAATTTAGCAAAAGAATTAACGTTCCACTATGTTGGGGATATGGTTTTAACACCAAACCTAGATAACTTTGTGGCAACAGATGTCCAACCAGCAGTTACTAAAAACTTTGATGGTAACTACGATGCATGGGAGAACATGTCAAACGCATGGGGCACGCAATGGGGCGCCTGGGAAAACAGCGGAGCAGCTAACGTAGTATCGACGGTATCACAAGAGTTAAATACGCATGGAACAAACAATAGTGGAGAAGGAACAAGCAATAGCTCACTATTTACAACGACAACAACAGCACAATCACAAACAAGAACAGGCGTAGGTATAGATATAAGCGCTTCAACTCAGACACAGAGTTTAGGTGAAAGTGTAGTAGATGTATCTTTTAGTCCATTTATGAGAGAAGTAAATGTTGTATTTAATTGTATAAGATTAAAACCAAACACAGTAGTTTATCCATTCTTTGATGGAGAAGATGTATCAGCACACGTTACAAACTCAGCAGGAACATTGGGTGGAACAATAACAACAGATGCAAATGGCACATGCTTTGGACAATTTTTAATTCCTTCAGGACAATTTAAAACAGGTGTCAAGGTATTTAAATTAACAGACGATGTAAATAACAACGATGCATTAGCAAGAACAACTTCAACTGCTAATTATGAATCTTCAGGATTAAGACAAAAAACACAAGACACAATACTTGCTCTTAAAACAGCAAACGTAACACCGACATATCACTCAGGAGATAGAGTGATGACAGATACAAGTGTTGAAATTTCAATAGGAGCAGGCACACCGTTGCCCCCTCCTCCAGCACCTGTTATTATACACGAAATTACAAACGTCGTAGGAGCACCAGGACCCACAGGAGAGCCTGGACCGGTAGGACAAACAGGCGACGCTGGCCCACCAGGCCCACCTGGTTCTCCAGGAACCCCTGCAGAAGCAGTAGACTTATCAGACTGGCAAGCCCAGACAGATGCAGCTGTTGCAGCCGGATTAGCATCTGTTGAACAACTTATAGAAGACGTTGCTAATATGCCTCCAGGCCCACCCGGACCAACAGGCCCACCTGGACCAACAGGATTGCCAGGATTACCAGGCCCAACAGGAGCAGAAGGCCCACCAGGAGCTCCTCATGTAATAGAAACTGTAATTACTACTATCCCGGATATCACAGTAGTACCGGCATTCGAGCCTGTAGAAGTTATGCCAGACATGACTTGTCTAGCACCCACAAATGAGCCTGTAGGCGTTACTTGGAATACGGGAGTAACAGATGGCCAATTGGATTTTATGGAAGAGTTAGATATCTCTTTGGCCATGAATGGAGGTGGTGGGTATAATCCATGGGTTGATCCACTAGCACAAACATTTACAGTCCACGGAGTCCCTGGCGGAGTATTTATTTCAGACGTCGAGATTTACTTTAAAACAAAAGGAACCAATGGTGTTACAATGGAACTTAGAGAAGTGGTTAATGGAGTACCCGGACCTAGAACCATTCCTAATGGAATAAAATATTTACCAGCAGCACAAATTAATTTATCATCAACATCAGGTGGAACTACAACATATACTCCAACTGTATTTAGTTTCCCAGATCCTGTTTACTTAAAAAATAATACAGAATATTGTTTTGTTCCAAAACCAGAGAACGACGACAAAGGATTTGAGATTTGGATAGCACAATTAGGTGAAAACCAATACGGAACAACAACAAGAATTTCAAAACAACCTGCAGCAGGCATGATGTTCAGCTCAGCTAACGATAGAACATGGAGCCCACATCAAAACAAAGACATAATGTTTAAAATAAGGAGATGTAGGTTTAAGAAGGATCAAGCATATTCAGGACACTTAATAACTGAACCCATTGATTGGTTAAACTTTACAGATACAAGTTGGTCTTTTGCTGCTAAAAAATTCAGTCCAGGTAAAAACCTAGTTGGATTTACACCTACAATTACAGCAGGTGGATCGGGTTATAGCTCAGCACCAGCTGTTACAGTTACAAACACAGGCACAGGCGGAACAGGATTAGCATTAACAGCAGTAATTTCAGGAGGAGCAGTAACAGGATTAACAGTTACAAACCCAGGATCGGGTTATAATATTGCACCAACAATAACAATAGCTGCCGGAACAACAACAGCTACAGCAACATTAAGACTTAATAAAGGTAGAGTAGACTTTTGGGATAACTTATACAACTATGCCCACACAGTTCTTAAATCTGGACATTTTACAGTAGGAGATGTTGTTGGTAACGCAGACGGTTATGCAACAATAAGTGGGTTTACAGATAAAGTAGTTAATGATATAGCACCTAACTTTGGCATATTACAACCAGGAGAAGGAACAACAGCTACTTGCAAACTAGCATTAACAGATACAGGAGCAGGGTCAGCCAATACAACTTCATACCAAGACGTAGATTTTGGAACAACACATACACTAGCAAAAGAGAAAACAATTTACAGTAGAACAAATGAAGTAGTCAACTATTCGACTACACAGACAGCAAGAGCTAAGATAACATTCTCTACATTTAATGATAACGTTTCTCCAATTATTGAGATAGATCAAGCAGACTTGTTATGTATTAAAAACGAAGTCAACAATACAGCTACAGGAGAAGATGGTAGAGTAGGAGGCTCAGCATCATCTAGATATATTTCTAGACGTGTTGTATTAGAAGAAGGTATGGACGCAGAAGATTTACAGGTTTATTTAGAAGCAGCAATTCCAAACACAGGAAGCATTAAAGTTTATGGTAAATTCCAAAACGCAGCAGATCCTGGAAACTTCCAAGAAGATTTAAATTGGACAGAACTAACAGCTAATACTTCACCAGCAGAACAGACAGAAGGATTTGCAGAATATAGTTATTCAATACCTGCACGTGGTTCAAACGCAGCAGGAACTAACGCATCTACAAGTATTTTTGAATATGTACTAAGTTCTGTTACAGCAATTTCAGTTGGTACAGCAGGAAGTGGATATTCAACAGCCACCGTAACAATATCTGGCGGTGGTGGTTTTGGAGCAACAGCAAAAGCAGAGATTAGTAGTGGAACAATCAGTGGAATTAAAGTTACTAACCCTGGAAGAGGATATACATCCGCTCCCACGGTTACTATAACAGGAGATGGCTCTTCAGCAGCAGCCACATCAACGATAGGAAACATTACACACACAGGATATAAGACTTTTGCAGTTAAGATTGTGCCACTTTCAACAGATACCACTAAGGTTCCTAAGTTTAAGGACTTACGAGCCATAGCATTACAGGTTTAATATGGCAGAACAAATAAAAGATATTATAAACATAGAAGGCGAGAGAGATCTTGTCAGAGATAAAAATTCTAAGGCAATACTTAGTCGTAATTATGAAGGACTTAAAGCATACAAAATTCAAAAGAAACAAATGAATCAAATTCTAGAGTATGAAAATGATATAAATACTTTAAAGTCAGAGATTACGGAAATAAGGGCGACTTTAGAAGTAATAGTCAATAAAATTAAATAGGCAGGGATTAAATGAGTACATTAACATTAAGATCAGTAAAAGGTAGTCCGCTTACCAATACGGAAGTAGATACTAACTTTACGAATCTTAATACTGACAAATACCAATCAGGCGATAACATATCGGCAGGTACAATCTCGGGTTCTACTGTTACTACTACATCAACTTTAACCGTAGGTGGAGGTTCAATACTAAGTACATCGGCGTCAGTTACAGCAGCTGGATCAACTCAAGGTGCAGCAACAGCTCTTACAAAGACGTATAACATAGTAGCATCAGCATCAGCAGACCAAGGGGTTAAACTTCCAGACGTGGCGGTAGGATTGGAGGCATTCATACTGAATAGCACAGCAGTCAATATTAAGATCTATCCATATGCAAGCGAAAGCATAGATTCTGAGTCAGCTAATGCAGCTATAAACTTAGGACCTGGACATAGTTTGACATTGGTAGGAGTATCAGCAACCAAGTGGAACAGGATGAGTCCTGTTGTTATATATAATTCATCAGGAACTAGGGTAAACTAAGATGAGACCACTAAAAATTAAAGCTTCAGCATATCCAGTTAGTTCAAGTAACTTCCAAGGGTTACAAGAAATGACGGATACTGAAATTGAACAATATTATTCGGCAATAATAACAAAAGATTTCTCAGACAATACTGATGGAACAGGTACAGCTGAATTAAACATTACAACAAACGCATCAGGCGCAGGGACAACTATTGGAACTATAACAGATACAAAAAGACAAGAAGCAATAGGAACTCACCCAGCAACAGGAGCATTAACCACAGTTACTTACACAGGTAAACAGGTTACAGGAGCAGCGTCAGAAAGTATTACTAACAGACCGGTTGGTTATGAATCTTCAGGAACAGTAGGAATACATGAGTTTACAGATTCAGAATTAGATTCAGATTTAATAGATAAAGTTATAGCAGACATGGTTGCTCAAGGCAATTATGTAACAGGTCACTATACTCTAGCAGCATCAGCACCAGCTGGTGGAACTTGGACATCCAGATACACAATAACAGATACTCAAGTAGATGAAACAGAAGCTACTAAATATATTTGGCAAAAAACAACAGCAACAACAGCAGCAGTTGACAATTACAAACCTTGTAAGGTTGATGGCACAAGCATTAAAGAAATGTCAGCATCCGAGATGGAACAAATTGTTCCTAACTTTAGAAACAGAATTGTAGAAAACTTTGGAAGTACACAAGGCGTTGGAACATACAAAATACAATCAGGCGCACCAAGTGAAACAGGAACTTGGGCTGCACAAGGTGAAACATTTACAGATACAAGACATGCAGTAGCATCAACAGGCTACACAGGAAATTACACCGGAAGTTATACAGGCAACTATACAGGAGCTAAAGCGTACTCAGGAGCTTACTCCGGAAGTTATACAGGTAACTATACAGGAACATACACAGGAACCTCAGCATACTCAGGAGCTTACTCCGGAGCATATACAGGTAACTACGCAGCAGACTACTCAGGTTACGCTGGTACAACTTACACAGGATATTATACAGGTTCTTATACAGGGTTTTATACAGGAGCTAAAAACTACTCAGGTACATACTCAGGAGCTTATTCCGGAAGTTATACAGGATACTATACAGGAACCTCAGCATACTCAGGCACATATTCAGGAACATACACAGGATATTATGCAGGTGACACAATTACAACAACAGAAGAAAACGTGGCCACCTATAAATTATGGTTGAGAACAGCTTAGTATAAATAAGTTTTATATATTATGGAGATATTATGGCAAAGCCTAAAAAGGTAAAACGCAACGTCAAGTCTAAATTAAAAGTTTTACCACCAGATAAAGAACCTAAAAAAGAACCTCAATACAAATTTGAAGATCCTTATTGGTCTCATAAAGAGGCCAAACATCTAATCGTTACCTTAGTATATCCTAACGGTAAAAAAGCAACCGCATCTATCATGGATAATGATGGAAACAATCCAGACTATAAAGCAGTTTTAGAAGAGTTTGGTGAAGAGGGAATAGATAAAAACACAGAAGAAGGGTTACAAAGAAGAGACGATCATATAAAAAGAAGGTTACAACGTAAAGAGTCCGAAGCAGTTAGGCGCAAACAAGAAATGTTATTCGGAGCTAAACTTGAAGCTTATGAAATTCCATTAATTAAAAACTCTACGAACAACGAACTGAAAAAGTTAATTCGTAAAGCTAAGTCTCCATTAGAAGTTCAAACACTAGCATCTATATTATTAAAAGAAGAATTAGTACGCACAGGACAAATACCAATTTATAAACCTACTGATTTGGATGAGATGTTATTAGATAAAAGTATTGAAGAACTGTTTGAAGGCTTAAGAGCAAAACAAAAATTAAGATCGTTATACCAAGAGTTTGAAGGTGTACATGTTGACATATGGTATGACGACTTAGAACATCTAGCTGGACAACATGTTTGGATAGAAAATAAAGTTTACAAAGTATTAAAAGATCAAGACGAAGGCACAGAGTTTGATTTAGAAAATGCAGAGTTAATTGTAGAAGATGTTTTGTTGTATGAAGACAGAAACATGACAGATTCTAACTTAAATTACGCAAAAGAATTAAAAGTTGGTGATTTATTCCTTTATAATAATCACTTATTTTCTTTACCATTAGAGTTTGAAGGCAGACCAGATGTTAAAAAGGTCTACGTGGTAGAAGAACTTAATAATTTATGGCTTCGTCCAGCTATGGAGATTGTTGGTACAGACAATTTTCCTGATAATGGATTTGTTATTGTTGCATCATGCCATGAAAGATTTTATCAAGCAGGTATAGATCTTGCAGAGTCTATTAAACTCTTTTGGCCTGAGGCACATATAACAATTTTCGTATCACATAAAGAATGGATAAAAGAAGAACACTATGAACATGCAGATTGGATAGAGTCTTGGGGAGTACCTAATCATATTAGGGCTAAACTTTGGGCTTTATCTTGTACACCATATAGAGGAAAGACATGTTATTTAGATTGTGATATGATCTGTCAGCATGAAGATATAGAAAATGTATTTGATCAACTACCAGATGATTTAGATTTACTGTTTACAAAAATAAGACCATACAACGCAAAATTAACTAAATTGTCTAACACAGAAGAAATGACAGCACATTGTGGAATGTTTATATACAGAAATAATCCTCAAACACTTCAACTAATGGACTCTTGGTATGGCCATTTCTTATGGCAACAAGATAAAAATAATGACATAGGATCTTATCCTCGAGATGCTAGGAGATGGGATACTTTTACAATGTGGAATTTATTAACATATAGTGATCATGGTGTAAGATGGGATGAAAACTTACATGTCAAATGGAATTTTATAAATGGACACGACCCAAAAGAATTAGAAGGCGAAGATATAGTTTTGTATCATTACACTATTCCTGATCATGAGATATATTTAAAATATAAATGATTTTTACTAAGATATCAGATGAATTATTAGAAATGTTGGAACCATATTCAAATTGGTTTTTCCAACAAGACTTATCTCCCTTAGAAGAATTGGCAATAAAGAACCCAAAAAACGATCCTTTGTATCAATTGGGCTGGGCTACTTCTCGAGAATATTTAGATGAGATTGTAACTAAAGATGGTGCCCACGAAGGGTATCCAGAAATTTCTTACAGTTATGATTTACAAGCAGGAGATCACCCACAAAATTTTCAAGACAAATATCGAGCATTTTCTATAGACCTGTGTAATTTTTTGGGAGCTAGAAACGAAGCAGTACATGTATTTTATCCTAAAAAAGGTTTCATGGGTTGGCACAATAATTGGAATGCCCATGGTTATAATATATTATTATCTTATACAGAGAATGGCAGAGGGTTTTTTAAATATAGAGATCCTAAAACACACGAAGTTATTCACTTACAAGACCCTGGTGGTTGGTCCTGTAAAGTAGGATATTTTGGCAGAGGTAGAGAGCCTGAGAAAGTCTACTATCATTGTGCAGGAACTGACGAACCCAGACTCACTTTGGGTTATGTAATACCCCATTTAGGGCTCTGGCAGTCCATGGTTGCGGATATTTCTGGTGAATCCGCTGATCATCTCTCCTAAGTTATTGATTTTACGAAAAAGATTTCAAAAATAACCCAAAAAATGCTTGACTCTTGGTTCACGAGAGTGCATAATAGTAGCATAATTAATAAAAAGTAGAGGATTTAATAATTATGATATTAGAAAATACAGTAGAAATAGCAGGCCAAACAGTTAAAAAAGAACGTTTTGGAATGGCAGCTCATGATGATATCTACAAAACATTTACAGGTAATGTCTTACTTGAAAAAGACGCACCAAAATTCCATACTTCTGTAGAAGAGAATTTTAAAGGCGCAACCTTACTTGATGGCATTGTAGTTTGGAAATCAAACGGAGCCATCCCATTTGCAGACATGATTTTAGACTTTGTTCAAATCGATGCTATTGATATGGAAACAGCAGAAAGAACAATAGCTGCTAGAGCAAAAGACGATTCAGACTTTTGGAAAGAGTATGGTCTTCCAGTTAAAGGTGACACGTCAGGAACAAGGACAAAAAAAGATGCAGTCCAAAGATCTTTTGATAAGAGAGATGCTAGGAAAGCAAGAATTGATCTCAATGATTGGTTTGAAGATGGGAGCTGTACAGGATGAAGTATAACGATTACATAATAAGGGAGATAGCACAACTTTTAAAAGGTTTGATTAAGAAGCCAATGCTTGATCACCACTTCTTCCAAACTCCAATAAACCCTTTAATAAAAGAAGTGAGCCACGTTAGTTACAAAGAATCAAACTATGCTGTTGGCCCTTTAACAAAGGTAATTTATTGTGAAGATACATTTGGCAATAGATACAAAGTTTCAGTAGAGGATTTAAAAAATGTCAAAGGCAAAGGTTGGATAACACATGCTGAGGCAGATAAATTAAATCTTGAATATATTAAAGACGAAGGTAGGTACCATGTCAGGTAAAAGAAAAGCAATCATTGTTGATGTAGACGGAACAATTGCACATAGAGTAGGTGACGATCCTAGAGATCCTTACGATATGACTAGAGTAATTGAAGATGAATACGATCCAATCATTGGAGACCTTGCTCAGATATATAAGGATGATCATTATATTATTGTAGTTTCTGCTAGAACAGAAGAAGCAAGAGAAGGAACAATACAGTTCATGGCCAATAACGATTTTGAATTTGATGCTTTGTTCATGAGAGCGAACGGAGATTACAGAAAAGATTCAGAAGTTAAGACAGAGATTTATCAGAGAGACATCGAACCCAACTACGATGTTAGGTTTGTTTTAGATGACAGGAATCAAACTGTCAGAGCCTGGAGAACATTAGGTTTAAAAACATTGCAAGTAGCAGAAGGAGACTTTTAAATGAGTAAGTTTTATAAAGAAATATTAAAAAAAGAATTTGAATTAGTAGTGCCAAATTTTATTTGGAAAAATGGTGCTATGTATCCTGATGGTGTTAACGAAGACTTTGTTGGATCTGGAAATGCAAGTCTTTTCCCTGAAATAAATACTGAAGATTTTTCAGGCACAACTCATAAAAGTTTTGTATATGCCTTTATATTTGAAAACAATAAGATTTATAAAATTGGCCAAACAGAAAAAAATCTTTTGACTTGGGCAGGGGGTAAAATTCGACGAAAAGATTGGGGCGGTAAAATATATAACTATGGTCCTAAAAAACTACTGGCTTGCAAAGGAATAGCACCTACCAAGACGAGACCAAACATTTTCGATACTACCAATCGAATAGGAGCTTATTTTCAAGAAACCCCATCCTCTGGGCCTTGCACTGAAGAGCGCTCCAACGAATTTTTAAGAGAGTATATAGAAAAGGAAACTGTATCACTTTGGGCTATTAAGGCTCCAATGCAAAATGTTGTTCAAATCGTAGGAGGAGAGGAAGTAGTTATCTCACTATCTAATAGCAAACTTTTGGAAGGAGTTTATTTAGATAAGTATAAGGAAATGAATGATGGAGAATTACCTCCAGGTAATCCTACCAGAGGTTAATTTTCATTTAGTACCGATAGCCATAAACCTATCGTAATAAACCTTTCCATTCCAATCATAATAAAATTGTTTGACTTTACCCGTGTAGGTCGTATCTTTTAGTCCTACATTTTCAATCAATTTCTTTTCACTATCCACACAATTAATTCCATACATCTCTTCTATAACATTAGAAGATTGGCAAGCAAATATTGCATGTTTGTTTGCTGTCCTAAGATCATTTAGTGGATACATCTGTTCAGCACCCATTGTAATTACTATATCTACCTTCAATTGATTTAACTCATCAAAAGCGAATGGAATGTCTAAGTTCCAGTGATTTATTTTGATGTATTCTTCTGTAATATAATGCTTATTAAACACCTTAGAGAGCTCTAAAGCTTCGTTATCTATGTCAACTAGGTGTAATTCTCCCACGGACAAGTTCTCACATAGTAAAGGAACTAAAGGTATCCCTAACCAGCTATTTAATACAAGAATATTAAATTGCTCTTCTTTTAAATAGTTATCTAAACTTTTTTGTAGCTCTTCAACTAACCAAATGGCTCCCTCCATAGTGTTTGGATTAAGAGCTTGCCTAAAGTCGTCGTGCTTGTGTTTCATTTCATGCTCGACTTTGGCCAAACCTTCTCCCCAATATTGCATGCTGTTTAAAAAATTAAAATTTAACATCTTCTTTTCTTCCCATTGAATCAAATAAACAGACATATGGTATTTGTCTGTAGACTTGTTTTTCTATATCATGAGGAAATATGTACCCATGATTGTAACTGTAAAACCATCCTATAGGAAAGTATTTAATTCTTGCCACACCTTTGTGGCTAAAGAAATTATCTATTCCCCGATAGTACCATAAGATCTTATCTAAGTGTGTTTTAAAATAAAGAGTTATGTTCTCTTTATCTAAGTTATCGTTCCATCTTAATATACTAGAATTAAGTTCTGTAAATCTGTGTGGAACATGTTCTGTTTCTTTCTTCATTGTTTCTAAATCGTGCCAATGTGTTTGGCCAAAACATAAACAATCCTCAGGATCAAAGTTTACAATGTCATCTATATTCTTTTGGATAATAATATCCAAATCAAAGAATAAATTGTCTCCTTTCTTCCTGACAACATTATCATCAAACAAGTACATCTTATTCCACCACTTTTCCATTTTGTTATCTTTTGGTAGTGGTATAACATTGACTTCTTTTTCAAGTCCTTTAGGACTTTCTGTTAAACAATGAAATGTAAAATCATAAGTTAGATGTTCTTTACACGATTCCAATATTTTATTGACGTGGTGTGAAGAATATTTCGTTCCCCATTTAACAGTATAGATATTTAAATGTTCTATGTGCATATATTTATTGCCAATGCTTTAATAAGTTTGGATCAACTAACTCATTCTGTTTAACTTTTCCTCTTTCAGGTGTAGGTTGTGGTAGTAGGTCTACATTAAATACACAGAGGATAGGTGTTTCCCTGTAGATTTTTGTTTCTAAATCATCATCGTCCCAACTGCGTCCTCGGTTATACGAGTAAGCATACTCTGCTGGAAAATGATCCCATAATTTTTTGCCCCAATTACCCCATCTCCAACTGTGATAATTGTCTGTTCCGTCTGTAAATGTAAACCAAATTTTATCCTGATGTTCTAATACATCTTGCCATATACATTCTGCTTGATCGTCGCTCCATATTTGACAACTGCCATTCGTATATGCACCATGTGATAATTTAAATCGTCTTGTTTTCATTGGCCTAGGGTCTTGCCACCATGATCTCAACTTGGTTGGGCGTTCAAAATTCCAAGTGAGTAAAGGTTCTATATCATTTTGTATGATAACATCTAAATCAAAGAATACAAATCTGCCTGTTGGTTTATCCTCAGCAAAATTATGTGTATTGAATACCATTGTTTTAGGTCTATCCCAACATCTTGCCATGCCATATTTAAAGTCGTCTTTTTCAAACCAATACTTAGGATGTATATTAGGTATATCCGGAAAAGGAATTACTTTTATATCATCATCAAAACCTTCAGCATCATCTGTATAACAGTAGAAGTGGAAGTCGTGTTTAGGATCTGTATGTCTCCTTGCCATATTTTTTAATCGATTTACAAAATGAGGACCATATTTGCTACCCCATTTTGAACATACAATATTAACTCTCATAAGCTGCCCTTGCTATAACATATTTTTTAGCGTATTGTATTCCTTCTCCTGCGAGTAGATCAACAATAGCTTTACATTTTTCTTCGAACTCATTTAAATTTGAATGAACTATGATAGTAGAAAAACTTGCCTCTCTTACTAACTTAGGCAATTTACCTTCCTGTTTATCAAAATTTCCTTCTATTATAATTCCATTTTTTACTTTTAACATATTCCTTCCTGTTCATTATGTATTACTTGCGGGTTCAATTTTAATAAATTATTAAAGTACCCTTTATAAAAATCATTAGTAAATATAGTCTCCAAATTATTATTACTAATATTATTCTTGTCCCAATCATATAATAGTTCTGTTTTATGTTCGGGAGATTTGTGTGCTGTTGTAACATTTGATGCTACATGTTTGCACGGAAAAACATTTCCTTCAGCGTTTAAGTAAAATTGATTTTTAAGTTTACCTTCGCATTCAACATGAGGACTAAAAACTATCTTCCTTTCTTTATATATGTCGTCTTGTTGTACGGTTTTTAGAGTGTGAAAATCTATAAGACTATAATCAGGCATTTCCTTTTTAATCTTTTTCTTTATTGGTTTGACTTCTTCTTTCATTTCATTTTTATATACGAAGCCAGTAAATTTATGTTTCTTAGATAGTTTTTTAGCTTTTGCTAAATCTTCTACTTGTGATAAATGTGTTTGAGTATAGTGCCAAAAGACTCTACAACCTTGTTCTATTAATGCATCAGCTCTTTTCATAACTTCTTCGTCTGGATTAGATGTGTTTATGTGGATAGTTATATTACCAATATTTTTAGCGCTTTCATTATATTTTTCATTCCACTCTGAAACAAAATTATTATAAAACAATACTCCTAAATTATTCCACCATATAAGATCATGTTCTTTTGCCTCTGTTTCCATATCAATTGCTATGCCCCAGTCAGCCATTAAGTATTGACATATCTCAATTATTTCTGGACATGTAATGGGTTCACCTACAAGAGTAATCCTTTTAAATTTAGATCTTGTTATAAAGTCAAAGTCAAAATTATTTTCTATTAGTTTTCTTGTTAAGTGATCTTTACCATTAGACAATTCCATTTCAACTCTTTCTGGCAAATAAGGATAAAGATCTGTTTCTCTATTATAACTTAATTCTAATTGCTCTTTTGTAAAGTCTTCATACCAATAAGGTAACACCACTATATCTCCATCAGTCTTTTCTGGATAGTTATGGTTTGTGTTTTGTATAAAAGAGAACTCAGGAACTTCATTACTATAAAAGGCCTCACCAAAAGAATGATGTTTAAAGGTCATATCATCTTCATGTTCATCCCATAGTGTTAATATATTCTCTGCACTCTCATTACGATTACATACATAACAAAAATTTCCGTCTTCTAATATTAATTTATCTATACCTTTGCACTTATAGTTAAAAAATTCTGTAGGATTATTAAGTATGACATTAGGAGTTACAAATAAAGACACATCGCCTGGTTCTGTATGTTGCATTATATCTATCTCTAACCAGTCTTTTCCGTATTTAGGAACATGGAAAGTTATACCTTGTATATAACCTTCTACCTTTTTTGTAGTTTCTAATAACTTCATTTCATCTTCATTAGTGAATACAACGAAGTCAAAAGGATCTTCAATCAGTTTTTTCGCCTGAGTATAAAAGGCATTAATTTGCCGTTGGCTATAATTGCTGTCTAGCTGATTAGCTATTAGTGTTACCATTCCAAAGTCTCAAAAGTTTCTCATCTTGTAATTCATCAATTTTAATCTGTCCCTTTGCTATCGGATGCGGAGTTAAATCCGTATTAAAGATACAAAGTTTACAATCTTCTCTATATTTATGTCGTTCTAAATCGTCTGGATAGCGCATTCCTCTGTTATATGAGTATGTCCACTCATAAGGTATGTTAGTCCAGAAGTCTCTTTGTCTCCAATAGTGATAGTTATCTGTCCCTTTAAAGAACGTTCTAAAAATTTGTTGTTCTTCTTGTATTGCGTCCATGAATATATGTTGACATTGATCCATGTTCCAACACATCATACTTGAATTGAAGTATGTACCACGAACTTCTATAAATTTTCTATCGTGTTTATGTCTAGGGTCTTGCCAAGTGCTATGTACAATTCTAGGTTTTAAGGCTAGTTCGTCTAAGTCGGTTATGTCGTTTTGTATTATTACGTCAAGGTCAAAGTAGGTCCATTTCCCTACATATCCAAGCCATTCGTGAGAGTTAAATACAAGAAACTTAGATCTGTCCCAACAATAATTCTCTTTTCCAAACCAATACTTAGGATGTAGTGGTTCTATATCAGGTATTTTTTCCGTGGAACAGTCCAAACCTTTAGGCTCATCAGTAAAACATGTAAAGGTAAAATCTTTATGGTAGTTTTTCTGCACCATATGGTACAGGTTATTTACATATTTAGGTGAGTATTTAGTGCCCCACTTGATGCAAACAAAGTTCATCATATTCTTTTTCAATCTCCGGCCAGTGTGTTAGCCCATTTAATATACATATTGAGTATTCAGGTCTATATTTTCTTCCTGCAAATAGATATGAATACACTTCATGCTTTGGTAAGTGTTCAAATGTAAACCCTTCATGATATAAAAACGTATCATCTCCATTAGGATACTTTACTATATATTCATCTTTTTTCTCATTATAATATTCGTAAATATGTGTAAGATCTTCCCAAAGCATTACGCTTGAGTTGAAATTACTTAGTGGAAAGTCAGATCTGTATGGAAAATCATGGATATTCATTTGTTTATATCCTTTATCTTTCCACCAGGTCCATATTATTAAGGGATTTCCTTGATAATAATCAAACAAATGGTCAATTGGCTTCTGAATTCTAACGTCTAAGTCTAAATACAGTATGGTTCCAAGGTTATTATGTTTAAATAAGTTTAATTTTTCCATACACCCTGGATCGGGTTCGTCGTCCATATAAATAACTTGTATATTAGGGTCCAAGTCCTTTGGATCATCGGTTACGCATACATAATTATACTTTCCTTCAGTATGTTCATATATTGAATTGACGGCATTTGCAGTATATTTGTCGCCATATTTTAATGTCAAAATAGTTTTCATAATATTCTCATTAGAGTCACTATTATTTATAAATAAGATTAAATAACATTTTTTTAGAGATTGCGAGATGGCCACTGTACAAAATATAACTATTGACCAAGGTACGACGTTTAGTCTGACGATTAATCTCACGAATGATGATAATTCAGCAAAGAATTTAGCGAATTATACAATAGCATCACAAATGAGAAAATCATACGAGGGGACGACAAAAACAGACTTTACCACGGCAAAAGTAGACGCTACAGGGGAAGTAACAATCTCATTGACAGCAGCACAAACAACGGCAATCAAAGCAGGCCGGTATGTTTATGATGTAGAGATCACAGGAACAGATCCTGTGGAAACTCTTAGAGTATTAGAAGGCCTCGTAACAGTAACCCCACAGGTAACAAAGGCAGCATAGGAGGATAAAATGGCAGTAACAGTTACACCGCAGTCCGGACTGAAAGTAAACGTAGGTTTAGGAGCAACGCGTGTTGTTACAACACAAACAACTTCTGCTAAAGTGGGGACTTCATTAGATGATCTATCAAGTGTAGATACATCTGGTGTACAAGATGGTTACACATTAGTTTATGACACGACAGTAAATAAATGGGTAGCGCAAACATTATATGCAGCGCCACCTACTACTATCGATGGTGGAACATTTTAACATGAAATTTAAAAACAAAACATTTAACTAGGAGAAATTTAAATGGCAACTACAATTCAAATTAAAAGAAGCACGGGCTCAGCAGCTCCTGCTACAGGTGATTTGGTTGAAGCTGAATTGGCGTACGCTGAGGATAGGTCGAATAGTGGTGCCTCCGCTAAACTCTATATTAGTTCAATTGACTCTGGCGGGTCAGAAGTAATACAAGAGATTGGTGGTAAATACTACACCGACATTATTGATAACGCAGCATCAGCGAATACAGCTAGCAGACTCGTCGTACGAGATGGTAGTGGTAATTTCGCAGGTGGCACTATCACCTTTGGTTCGCTTAGTGATGGAAGTATAACAGCGACAGCATTCGTTGACGAAGACAATATGGCTTCGAACAGTGCTACGTTGATTCCAACACAGCAATCCGTGAAAGCTTATGTTGACTCCCAAGTAACAGCACAGGATATGGACGTAACGTCTGACTCCGGTACTATTGATGTTGATCTAGATTCTGAAACTTTAACTATTGCTGGTGGCACAGGTATTTCTACAAGTGCTTCTGGAACAACAGTTACAGCTACACTAGATAACACAGCAGTTACAGCAGGAGCTTATGGTTCAAGTTCAGCAATTCCAGTTATAACTATTGATGCTCAAGGACGTATAACAGCGGCCACTACAGCAGCAACAAGTTCAACACTGACTATTGCAGCAGATTCAGGATCGAATGATACTGTAACTGTAGGAACTGACACATTAACTTTCGAAGGAACAACCAATGAAGTTGAAACAACAGTTTCAAACAATAAAATAACTATTGGATTACCTAGCAATGTAACAATTGGTGGTAATTTAACAGTATCAGGAACAACTACAACAGTTGATTCCACAACTTTAAGTGTTGCAGATCCATTGATCATATTAGCTTCCGGTAATAACAGCTCTGACGCTGTTGATATTGGTTTATACGGCTTATTTGATACTTCAGGTTCACAAGACTTATACGGTGGTCTTTTTAGAGACGCTTCCGATTCAGGTAAGTGGAAACTCTTTAAAGATTTACAAGCCGCTCCTACAACAACTGTAAATACTGGTGGAACAGGATACGCGGTTGGAACACTTGTTGCAGCTCTAGAATCATCTAGCGCTACAATTACAGGTGGAACAATCACAGGTATTACTGATCTAGTAGTAGCAGATGGTGGAACGGGCGTAAGCACTTTTACAAGCAATGGTGTACTATATGGTAACGGAGCAGGAGCTATACAAGCAACTGCAGCTGGAGCCAATGGATATATCATGTATTCTAATAGTGGGACACCAGCATGGACTAACACATTAGATGGTGGTTCATACTAATTTTAATTATAGGGAATGACAATGACACAACAAAATGATCAAAGTGAACTGATTAATGAATATATTAAAAACTTAGCGGCGAAAGTCAACGAGTTACAAGCGGAAAACATTTTATTAAAAACTAGATTAAGTCTTTTGGAAACGAATAACGTGGCAAGAGCACAGAAAGAACAGGAAACGCAGGTGCAAGACGGCGGAGGCTTTGGAAAAGCTCAAGAAGCACCCAAAGAAAAAGCAGCACCTACACCTGCCCCTGAACCGAAAATGAATGCTAGGCCAGGTTCAAAGAAGAAAAGAGACGCATCTGGACAATTTATAGAGGAGTAAAAACATGGCAGTAGTAATTAAGATTAAAAAATCTGAAACGGCAAGTGATGCACCAACAACCTCAGATCTCGCAGTCGGAGAAGTTGCATTAAATACCGCAGATAAAAAGATCTACGTTAGGGATTCAAACGATTCCATTATTAACGTTTCTAATTATACTGAAGCAGACCAATCCTTAATCTTCCCAACAGGAGATTATGGTAGTGTTGCAAACGCATTGAGTGAAGATGCCTTTGGACAGTTAATAGATAAAATCTATGATCTGAAAGGAGATTACACTTCAGTTAATCCTACTATTAAAATGAGGGTCGCTACTGAAGACTTAGGCGCTTTTTCATAACCAATAATTTAGAGGAAAACAAATGGCAGTTACAGTACAATTTAGGAGAGGAACAGCAGCTCAGAACAATGCGTTCACAGGTGCGGCAGGTGAAATTTCCATTAATACTACTAACAATGCTATTAGGGTCCACGATGGAAGCACAGCAGGCGGAACCGAGATGATGCTCGCTTCGGCTGCTAATATTTCTGGAAACATTCCAGGCGGAAATGTATCCGGAACAATAGATGGCGGAACATATTAAATAGGAGAAAACAATGCCAACACAAGTACA